GTCGCGAGGATAGCAGCCGCAGCCACCAGTGCACCCGCAAGCTGAGACCCGGTGCCCAACACAGTTTGCCCCGCACTCCGTGCCTGCGGAGCACCCCACGCCGACCTCAAATCGTCAACAATTTGCCGGTGCAGCATAAACCAAAGGCCCAGGAGCACCAATACCTCGAGCACTCGCTTTACCACCCCACCAAGTCCACTGGTCCAGATCCCGAGATCGAAATTCCAGGACCACACCCCGGAAGGCATACGCACAGGGATTGACCATGTTGGCGAAGCAACCGCGTGTCCCAGAGACACACCGGACAACTCAACCGGCTCACCGAGGGACTCCGCCACAGAACCCTGAACACTGCCAATCACCCAGGACCAGTTCGTTGAAGGAAGCTGCTCCCGACCATACTGGTAACCCTCGGCCCAGTCCACGTTCACGTGATTTGTGACCGTGACCGCAACCTGCAGATCCCCCGGTCCACCACCACCACCCACGGACCGAACAATAGCCCCTCCAATAACGGACCCCATCAGCTGTTGCCCCACTGTCCCCGTAGCACCGACCACCGACAGAACCTCGTTGCTTAAAACATTGACAGTGGTTACTGTGTTGGAGTCCACATTAACCACCACCTCCCGAACCGTTAGGTCGCCAACCGAAATGCGATTAGTGACGACCCGAGCCCCAACTTGATTCGTACTAAGCAAGGACTCGATATCGAACCAACGACCACCATATGAGTCACTTACCCACGCACCCTCCACAGCGTTCGTCTCATTATGCGAACACCGAACGATAACCGTATCCAAAATCTCGTACCCCAGACTGTACTCCGACGTGGGATGACCACCCAGAATCCCGACACGCGTACCTGCCCCAACCCGTATGTACGCACTATAATTTGGTCCCCCGTAGCTACACCTGTAGTAGAAACGCAAAGTCACCTCCGGCCAACTGATAACCCCGTGCGCCCCCGCGATACGGTGAGACCCATGGTAGAAACTCATCACCTCAACGATAGCCTCCCACGTATTGTCACCGACGCTAGTGTTGCCCAGAAAATTCCACAACACTGGTTGCGTCGACACCCTGCGCTCCAGAGCCACCCACGAACCACCTGACCCCACAAACGCCCCGGCACCAAGCCCACCCGCAACAAGGTAAACCGTCTGTGAACCCGTGGCTGGATGGGAGTTCGCATCCGCTGGAATAAGAATACGAATTGCCGGGTTGCGAACCGGCAACTGCCCAACAACAGGGGACGGCCCCGCAAGGAGGACCGCCCCCACACCAAAGACTGACCAGAAGCGCTTCATCGGCCAAACACACGCCGCACCCAGCGGTAGATGATGAGGGCGGCGGTCAACGAGGCGGCCACAACCAACGCACCCTCAAACGCCGTCCCCACACCGGCATATACACTTGTCGGGTCGAACGCTGCGAACAGCATAACCTTCTCCAACTGCTGGACCGGCCAGCCCGTTGCCAGCCACCAAGCCCAGCATCGACGGCATACTACCGAGACTCCGCCGACCTGTCAACAACCTCCTTCAGAAATCGGACACGCTCCCCTCGAGGATCCACCACCGTCCGACGGCCCACGAAAACCCCCTCAACCTCCACCCCCACGTCCTCCATCTCCGACGCCATGCCCCCACCAGAACCGACAACCCACCACCAGACGCCCGCTTCTTCCACCCACCGGCACACGAAAACGCGCGCCTCGCCCCAAGCAACCACATCCTCACCACCCGCCCCGACCGCAACAACGCCCGGCCCCATGCCCGCATCACCCACGCCCGCAGCCCCAGAATCCGCACCTTGCACAAGAGCCACCGGACCCGAACCGGCCCCGAGGAACACGCGGAGCACCCACTCCAGCCCCTTCGACCCCGCAAGCGGCACACCAACCGCACAAAGCATCACCCCCAGAATCCCCACCCCAAGCCAAACAAGAGACCGCCCACGACGCGCCGTCTGGTTATCGCCCCCGACAGTCCCCTGCACCACCCCCACGCCTGCAAACGAATCGAACCGCGTGAACAGCTCCGGCCGCAACCGGATCCACTCCGACTTGATCACCCACAAACGCCAGTCCGCCCTCTCAGGCTCAGCTAGCGAATACGTCACCCGGACCCGAGGAATCCGGAACCCCCCGACCGGCTCCCGCTCCATATTCCGAACCACCACGAATTCCCCCGCCAGGCGTCGAATAGCTTTATCCAAAGCACCGCACGCTTGCGTGATCAGGATGACATCATCGCCCAGTTTCCGATGCTGAGACCAGTAACGCAAAACGTCACGCCCCACCTGCTGCCATTCCCGCGAGCCCCAGTACAGATGCGCTTCGTCGATAATGTACAGCACCCCAGCACTACCACACTCCGCTAAATCCGAATGCCGCACCCAAGCCCCGGAACGATACCGCCACAGCCAGAAGTCTCGAACCTCCGACTCATCTAGCTTGCGGACACACCCCGGCCAGTCCCCCCGCAAGGCAAGGTTAGTGCACACCGGCCGGCCCACCTTCGCAGCACGCCACGCGAGCTCCGTTGCGAAGTACGATTTACCCGCACCGGGACGACCTGTCACGATCGACAGCATCCAACAACCTCACCATCAAACCACGCTAAAGCTTCCTCTACCAGAGACGGAGCACGCTCCATCATCTGAATCACCTTCCAACCCCACCTCGAACCCCACAAGCGCGGAAGCGCCTCCCCCATTCCATACCGCCGCCGCAACAGGCACTCCAAGAAGCCAACCACCCGACGAAACACCCACGAACGCCCCCGCACCCACGCAATCCGCACAGACGGAGCAGCCTGCGACACACCCCGCGTCATCCCGCAGAGCCGCTGACCCTTGTCCGCATCCGCACGTTCCGACTTGGTGACATATTTCCCGACGTACCTACCGATTGCCGACCGATCCCGAATCGGAACCAACTGATGCCGACCAAACCCGTACCGCGGAAGCACCCGCCGCAGAAAAGCCCACACCCGCCGAAGTTCCGGGCAAGCCGAAACGTACACCCCACGCTCGACCTGTCCGAAATCGAACCCCCGCCGAATATCCCACCGCGTACGGATCAACAGATGATAATGGAGCCGACCAGACTTTGTCCTTTCCCGCACCCACAGCCACTCATCCCCGATGCAAGGAAGAACCCGCCGTCTCAAGTTATCAAGGCGCCGCGACGCCTCCTTAGGCTCCACATGCTCCGTAAAAGTCAAAGTCAGGAAGCCCACGCGCTCCCCACCCCCGCGCAGCAACTCCGACACCGCCCCCCGAACCCTGAAAGCAACCTTGCCCCGATACCCCACCGATGAAGACGGTTGTCCGACATGTTTCAAACTAGACAAGGAAGGCAGCGGCCGGCCGCCTTTCGGCTGGCGCACCTCGAGGCCACCAGCACCGGCCGGCTCCCCCTCTACGGGGACGGCGCCCCCCCCTGATGCCGATCGGGGAGGGGAGCCTTCGGCCCCCTCCCCTCGATCGGCATGCGGGACACCCCCCCGGGGAGAACCTCCCCCGGCCGGACGGAGGCCCACTGGACGCCGAACGCCCATTAAGGCTTCTAAAGACTGAAGAGAGTCAAATTAGCCTTTCTTGGAACAATCGGGCCACCGGAACAGTTCCGGCCGGCTCCGGACTATACTCTCCACCCACCACCGCGGCGCCCGAAGGTACACACGGAGCCAATCTGCGTCTCCGGTAGCCTCCCACGAAAACGGCAAGCACCGCCCGAGAGCTAGCACCTCGAAGGCCTCTTTCGAAGTCCGAGCCTCGATCCACACACCATCTGCAGGTAACTGACGCTTCATAACACCTCCTTAGGCGCACCAGAACCGGTAGATCCGCGAGCGGACCGAAGCGGAAACCACCTGCCACCGGACACGGTCGCCCACCTGGACCTTCCAAGTCACGGGGACGTACCCAGACGCAACCCGGCCGTCACCATCCATGAGCACGACGTGCTGAACTTTAATTTGTGTGTTGTCCTTACGCGTGAGGGTCGTGGGACAAACGACACGTACTTCACCCTCTACGTACACCATATGCTACCATCACTCTCCGGGACCGAGAAACAGACGGCGGACGGCCACTACCAGATAGCCCACCGCACCCACGGCAAGCCCGACCGTCAAACCCACCAAGAACCGGTCCAGTTCCCAGCTAGTCGTAAAGTAACCCACAAAATTCGTACCGTCAACACTCTCGAGGTACAAGAGATTCGTCACCGTAAGAGCAACCATAGAAGCAGCCCGACGACAATGCCCAAGCAAAACTCCATCTCACACCCCCGTGATGAAGCGTACTACACCGTGCGTTAACGCGATCCAGTACGGCCGAGCAAGCCACACCCCGGCCCAGACGGTGAGAGATGACACAATCACCTCCCATGGACCGATTCGCAGAAACTGGCCCAAAAGCCCCGCCGGCAGAGAAAGCTCTCCCACCCAAGCATTCGGGTAACCAACACCACCAAGAAACCAAGCCAGAACCGCCGCTGACAGCGTTAGCAGA